GAGAACGAGCAGGACCGACAACAGCCGCAGATGTACCCTGCGCCCAATTATATGCCTTTACTGGACCTGCCATATTAGCCTCCTATTACGCTAAGTTGTTATTTTGAGCGTATAAGATAGTAAAACGAACCAAACCCGCAGTTGTTGCTGCTGAAGCAGTTACAGTTAAACGAATGTCTGCTGTTCCTGTATCTTGCCAAGCCAACGCTGCGCCTGCTTCTGTTGTTGGATATTTTCTGCCAGCAGTCGTGCCGCTCGCAAAAGTATTTAAAATTGTAGCTGCGCCACCAACAGTATCTCCAACACTCAAGTTTGTTGTAGCGTTAGCAGCCGTAATAACGTCTATAACACAATCAATAATTTGCGAGTTGGCAGGAATAACGACATCTTGTACGACTGCGGCTAATGCCCCACCCGATAGATCCGCTGAAAAAGTTTGCGTCATAACAACTTGTCCGACGTTTGCAATGTCAGAACCAAGCGTTGTGCCAGTAGTGTCTTTAATTGTTCCAGCCTTTATAGGGCCAGAGAAAGTAGTAATACCCATGTCTATCTCCTGTCTGGGTTAAGTCAGTAGCAGTATGCCACTGTCAGGAATAAAGAAATGATACACTAACTTTTTTTAAAAAGAAAGGGGCCACCAAAGCAGCCCCTCAAATTGAAAGGAGGTATAAACCACCTCTCTAACTTTAGCACACTTTAGGCACCCGGAGAACCGAACACAGCGCGTGGGTCAGAATAGCCGAAGCTATAACGCTCACGAGCTTTAAAGCGCATGTTGCCTGTGTCGAAATCAGCTTCCATGTTTGTACGCATAGGTGAGCGTTCAAAGTGTTTGAAACCGTTTGGAGCATCAGTTTTGATAAAAAACGCATCTGGGTCTGTCAAGAAGTGGTTAACAGTGTAACCCTCTGGAAGCATACCCATGTTGCGAATTGCGTTTACATCATTATCAGCAGTGCCAACACGCAATGTTGATTCCAACAAACGATCTGCAACGAATTGCAGTTGTGGTGGAATAACCATTTTTGTGCCGCGCAAAGCGATAATCATATTACGCTCATCTACGAAGGTCGAAATATCAATCAACGCATTTTCCAACGAAGTTTCGTTGAGATCAGCCGCTGTTGATGGTTCGTTGCGGAAAGTACCGCCACCTGCAAGTGGGTGTGCTGTTGAACAAAGCTCAACACCGTCACCACCAGAGAAGTTAGCATTAAACGCATTGTTTAATACTGACGCCGCTTTAACCTGCTTAGTGTGTGCCATAGAACGCGCAAGCGCTTTCGTGTAGCGAGCACCAAGACGGTCATACAGGTTGTCTTCGATAGCCTCTTCCGTCAAAGCGAATGCAAGCGCCACTGTCTCGTGTGAATAACGAGCAGTATATGCTTCATTAGCATTGTCGAATTCGACGCCAGACCCTTCGGATTTTGTGGGAGCATTCCCAAATCCGACGAGCATCACTTCCTCTTCAAACGCACGGTCTGAAGTTTCTGTATCAAAGATTTCAGCATGTTCGCCCTCGTAGCGATCATACTCCATACCGAACAGCGCATTGAGGCCCGGCTCTAGCTCTTTGACCAGTTGTGAACGTGAAATAGCCATAACTTAGTCTCCTTATGCCAGACCCACAGTGCCAGCACTGAACAGGTGGTTATTGATTTTAACGATCACGTTAGTGTTCGCAGATGAAACATCGCTATTCTCAGGATCTTGAGAAATGTCGATGGCTTTAAGTGGTAGACCAGCAGTCGTTGCGCCAGTTGTGACATCAATTTCAGTGCGAGAATTACCACTTACGGTACTTCCTGCTGTTGCGTCAACAATGTCAAAATTGCCAAACAAATCAGCTACAGGGAATGCAGCATCAGCTTGGATTTCGAAAGTCGCACTTGGGTCATCAATGATATTTGCGAAAATATCTGTCCCAGTTGCGCTTGCAGGCCAGTAGTTTGAAAAAATAACATCACCACTAGCGTCTACATATGAACAGCCGTTAAATACGCCCAAAATCAAAGCAGTACCACCAGCAGGAGCACGAGTAATTGTTCCGTCAGTGGCGACAAGAACTAAGTCACCTTGGAAAATACCTGTGCTATACCCGGAGGCAATACGGTAGCGATTCTGTCTCTGCGAGCTAGTGCTCGTTTTGATAGGGCGAAGGCCGAAAGCAGCGTCTTGATTAGACATCTTTACTCTCCTTCAGAGTTTCCCATTCCTTTCATTCCAAAAGAAACGGAAGATTTACGTTGAGGACTTAGCTTAGGCATGGCTGGGTTGTTTTCACGCATCCAGTCACGATCCACTGCGTCCAGTTGGTTTTTAGAAACACCTTGATAGTGTTTATTCCGCTGGTCTGCCATTTCGACGGGGATTCGAGCGAGAACAAGACCACCAACACCAATGGTGCCAGCGTTTCGTCCCTCATCTACTACAGGTCCTACATAATCGGGATATTCCTCAGCGCGAACGAGGTCCCAGCCTTCTTGCCGTTTTTTGTGAACGTTAGTTTTATCGTCGAATTCCATTACGGATTCGCGTATCCAACGGTGTTTGAAACCGATTGGTGGTTCGGGAGCTTCCAAAGCAGAGCCGGGTCGCCATTCCATTGAACGCTCTGAGCGTTCCCGCGTGTTTGATTCGCGTGGTGTCCTATCTGCCATTTTATTCTCTCCGACTACTAATTTTTGCGACTTCTTTTGCGTATTTTTCAAGAGGAATCCTCATTTTTTTAGCAAAAGCTACTTGTCCCGGTGTTAATTCCACCGATTTTTTCCGCCCTGATTTTACTGACCGTCCATTGGACGCAGGAGCAACAGTCTGGGCGTTGGACCGTTTTTCCCGATTAAATTTTTGAGGCATTTCCCTGCGCATACGAGAATCTATTTCTTTATAGTAATCGTCTGATGAAGGGTCAAAATCTTCTTCTAAAACAAGCTGTTCATGGATTGCTTGAGCCGTTCTGGTCATAATCCTGTCACTGCCAAACCAAGAGTTTTTTGAAAGCCAGCCGTCTAGCTTAGGGTCATTAACCTGTTGCTGAACAGGGGCCTGTCGAACTTGCTGCTGTTGCTGTTGCTGTTGCTGCTGAAGCTGCTGCTGTTGACTGTATGCAACATCTTCTTGCTCGCGTTTAATTCTATCTTTCTGTGTTCTAACTTTTTCTTTTGCTACAGCTATTTGCGCTAGTGCTTGTTGCGCCTTAGCCGCCTTTTCGTAATCACCTAACTCACTGGCTTCAGTGTACGCACGAGTGGCTTGAGCCTCTTGAGCCTTCAAGCGATTTTCAGTTTCTGAATTATAACCGACACTCATCTGCTGCAAACGCTGCTTCATTTGAGCGTTTTCATTTTGCATATTTTGAGCATATTCAACAGCAGCTTGAGCTTCTTCAGCGGCTTGCTTCCGTTTCGCGGTTAATTGATTAATTCGACGCTGAACAGATTCACTGTAATTTTCTAGTTCGTCATCATCGTTTGATTTTTTACGAACATTTGTTCGGGTTTCTTCTTCGTCACTTTCGGACTCAGAAACCTCATATTCGACTTCATTGTTGTCATCTTCGACTTCAACAGATGCGCCATTTTTAAAGTCTTCGTCTTCACGAATATCTTCAGACATAGCCATTTTCCTTGCTCTCCACTACCTTATACATAAGAAATGTCTTTGGGGTCAAGAATCGTAGCAATAATATTATCGTCATTTATGATACGAACCTCAAGACCTTCCACTTTAAACCTATTTCCACTATATCTTCCTATAAGAACCCAATCCTTTTCATTACACCAAGGACCATTTGGGAACTTCTGGGTGTCAGCATAAGCATCAGGCCCCAACTTGACGACATAAGCCGCTACAGTAGCAAAGGATTCACGCTCTCGAACGGCGTCTGGAACGATAATTCCACCCTTTGTTTTCTCACTAGGATAATAAGGTATGATAAGAACTCGGTAGCCTGTAGGCTGCGGAAGTCTCTCAAGTGATGAAGCCTCCATCTGTGATGGATCATCTTCGTTTTTACTTTCCGAACTTTTTCCAAAAGCGTTTTCAATAGGTTTTGGAATAGATTCGTTTTCTTTTATGGCCTTCTTCGCTGCCCTCGCAACGTGATCTGGCACAAATAACTTATTAGTCATCTGCGTACTCTATGCCTTTCATCGCGGCTTTAAGTTCATCTTCAACATAGGCCATGCCGCGTATTTCACCTACGATGTACCGATACTCCTCAAAGGTCTGTATCGAACCATCCGCGAGCCTGTCTTTAAGGCGCACATCGCGCTCACGTATGTTTTTGTATAAATATTCTGCAAGATTAAGTGCGTCCATACCGCATATAGTATGCTAATATGCGGGAAGCACAAGTATAAATACCAGAAAGTCAGAAAATTCCTTGGAACTTCTGGGGTCTTGCCACTTTACTAAACCTACTTAGACTTTTTGCTGGCTGCTTTTTTCTTTGCGGCTGGCTTTTTCTTGGCTTTTGGCTTTTCAACCCACGCCTCGTTTTCTGGCGTGCTTGGGTCATCTTTGACAAAGTGTCCATCCTTATTACGCGCTCTTACCATTTCCACGGGATTTTCAGATAGCCGTTGAGCTACCTTTTTTTCTTTTTCCTGCGCTGCCATTTTTGCTCTAACAGTTGAAGTCATAGTGCTATCCTTTATTCATTGCATTCAAAGAGGCAATGTCACGTTGTGTTTGTATTCTATCTTCAGCAATTCTAGTTTTATCTGCTAATGCAGACTCAGATACATCAACACGTTGTTGTGCAATTAATACGTCATTGCGTTCTTTTTCTTCGTTGAATGCCTGCTTCGCATCAAACTCTTCTTGCTTGCGCTGCATATCTGCGGCTTTCAATTGAAGCTCTTGGTTCCTTATATCGACTAGAGGATCACCTTGCTCCTCTGGAGTCATTGCCTGAGCAAGCTCCTCAGTCAAATCAGCAATGATCTGAGCCGCCCTAGCATCAATCTGAGGCTGCATTTGCTGCATCATTTGTTGCTGTGGGTCCATAGGTGGTTGACCCGGTGGTGGCGGTGGTTGCATCATCGCTTGCTGTTGCATCATCTGCATTTGCTCTGGAGGAATCTGACTCATAACTTCTTGCTGGGCCTGCGCCTCTGCGAGTAGACCTATATGCTCTTGTATATGGCCCTGTAGAGCCATGATAGCATTCGTGTTAAG